AAATCTAGATCAACGTGTGACTCAAGGAGAGTATACATCGTTTGTTGTTTTCCAGATTTTTTAGTGCCTTCTAATTCTTTTTCTTTTTTAGAAACATCATCGTTCGTTGTCATTGCAGGTGGTCCTAAATCTACATCAGAGTAGAATCCTGCCACTTGTTGTTTTCTTAAATCATTTTCAGATATTTTTAAAACATGGATGATGGCTTCTGCTTCTTCTAAACTGTTTGCTGTGTAGGGCACAATCAAATCATCAGCAGGAATAAATTTAGATACAGCTCTGCCTAATAAATCATCGTAGTAAACTTTTTTAAATGTGGATCCTGCAAGTGGTAAGTGAAATAACATGGAGTCAAACTCTGGCTCATACTCTTTCATTTGATCCATAATTAAATAGTTCATGAAATCTTTTACACGCTGTGCTTGCTGTTGCTTTGGTGGTGTTGATGCACCAAGGATCTGTGTTCTTACTGGACCGTCACTTGGTAATAACTCTTTGTATGCTGTAGCTTGGAACTGCGTAACAGCCTCTGCCAGCACTGGGTGCGTTGCACCTGAAGCTCCTTGAAACGGTTCCGTTCTATTTTCGTATTTAAATCCTAGTAGGTCAAGTCCTTCCGTGTAAGATCTCTCCCATTCTTTTCTGGACATCTTGTAGTCCATGTAATTATTTTTTAATTCTGAACCCAAAGGTTCTAAAACATCTGATGGTAAAATATCTGCAAGATTATCAAAATGAGATTCTGTTCCAGGTATGTTAACCGCACCTGGTTCAAAGTTGATAGTCGCACCACCATCCTCTTCTGGTGTAACTTCTATCGGTTGCTGTTCTTTTATTTCTTCCTTAACCTCGACCTCTTCGCCCGGAACTTTAATTTCAGTACGAGTGTTAGGGAGTCCTTTATCAATATCTGCCATTTATAAACTCCGTGTTTGTCATATCATAATCTGCTAGAGAAGCCAAGCCCTTGTCACCGTGTGGGGTCTTACCTGATTTAGGTGGTATTAATCCACCTTTTGCAGCTCCCACCATCATTTCATCAAACTTCTCTTGTGCTTCTAAATCTTCCTCTAATCGTTCTTCATCACTTAAGGCTTCTCGTCTTTTGTATTCTCGGTAAACATCTTTAGCCATACCTGCTGCTGTGATGCCAAGACCTACAGGTGTGAATAATCTTGCTGCTCTACCTAAACCCAAAACACCTTTCATAACTCCTGGTGCAAATCTTGATATAGCGCCCGGTGCTAAAAGCTCAAGTCCCACCATTTTATCTGCAACCGCTGCTGGTAAACTTTCACCTCTTTCTAAATTATCTTTAACTGTCATCGTGGCAAAAGCCAAAGCTGATGCTGGTGAACCTAAAACTTCGCCTGCTGTTTTTAACGCGGGAAAGAAACCAAGGTTCATGCCTAGTGTTGGGCCTGATGTTCCTACTCTTCTCGTTGTTCTTGTAAGAGTTTCATCTTTTACCCCTCTTTTTTTAAAATCGTCAATCACGGGTTTCATGGCTAATGAAACTCTAGCAGCTTCTTTTGCAAACTGACCAGGTGTATATGTACCAGATCTCATTTTACTTAATTTAACTTTAGGACCTTTTTTTCCTCCAGGTGTTTTTGCTTCATCAATACCAATCCGCTCTACCGTGGTATTAATTAATGTTGCGTTCTCATCCAACACAGGAGTTATCTTATTAAAACCTATTAATCCTTGAAGTTTCTTCGGTAATTCTTTTTTAGTTTTATCTACAATCTGTGCAGCTTGCGTATTCAAATCATCTATTCTTTTTAAGAATGTCGAATCTTTTGTTTCAGCGTATCTAGCTAAATTATCACTAATGCCATCTGCTATCCTGTTTAGTGGATTATTATATTTTTGTAATGAAGCGTTCACATATTTATTTATAAAAGCAACATCCTTAGATGTTAAATCTACGTCTCCACCAATAGGCATAATGTGATGAAATTGAATCTTACCTTTACCACTAATATAACTTCCCGGTTGATTAAGTCGTAATCTTCTTTGTCTTAATGCTTGACCAGACGCGGGTGTTCCTTTTTTATATTTTAAATTTTTTTGTTTAGTAAAAAAACTATTTAATCTTTCGACTTCTGTTATGGTTATTCCGTATTTTTTAGCAAGTTGTGGATTACTTAAAACTTCACCTTTTTCTACTGCCTCTTTAAAAGCTCCACCAGCTTTAGGATATTTTAATCTTTTTTTAAAATCTTCTATGTATTCTTTTTTTAATTCTTTCGGTCCTGATACATCTATAACTTTTGGTGTTTCTCCTTTTTTAGAACCTTTACCTTTAAAAACAGGTCTTAATCTTTTAGCACGTTCTATCTTTTTTTCTTCGGTCATAAACCTTGCACCTGGGTCTCCTCTTCTAATTGCAATTCTTTGACCTGCAGTAGTTAATTTTTTATATTTTTCAACACCAAATTTTTTTATGAATTCAAGTTCTTTTTTAGAAATTGATCTACCTGATACTGGATCGACTATACCTCCACCTTGCATTTCTAATCTTGGAAAATCATCTGCTGGACTAGTTTCTTGAACTAGTTGATTTACAAATTTAATAACGTCAGACATTATTCTCCTAGTAGGTAGGCGATACCACCACCTGCTTGTTTGATTCTAGATTCTCCAACCTCTTGCATAATATCTTCGATGGTATCTAAACCATCTTCAACATCTTTGAGTTTGCCTTCACCATCTGGTCTAACAGTAATTTCTTGATAGTCTTCGTTTAAAATACCATCCTCTGTTCTTTTCTTAGGTTTATAAACCATAACTTCTTCTGACTTTATACCTTCAACTACATCATCTCCTATTACAGCATTCCCTGTTGTATTTTTCTTAATTACAATTTCTCCATCTGTATTCTCTACCATCTCATAGTTTTTAAATTTTTTACCAAACTCTCTTTCAACAGATGTAAGTCCTGGTGCGTCTTCACCTAGTCTTCTAATCTTATCGGCTAGTTTGAAGAAATACGACGGCACACCTTTTACAGCCTCAACAGCTGCAGGCGCTACTTCTGCTACTTGTTTAACAGGTGTAATAAATCTACCTAGAATAGGTATTGAAGCGAGACCTCCTAAAATTTTCATAAATTTTCTTTTGCTTGGATCTGATGGTCCACCTTCTGCCAAAGCCACAACACCACCGCTGGCCAGCGCGTCAGGGTCACCATCAAAATCTTTTAATTTATCGGCAAGGTCTTTTTCTTTTTTCTTTTTAAGTCTCTCAACAGCTTCTTTGTTTTGTCTGTTCATTCTAAGCAGCATCTCTGCTTCTGTCTCAGTTATTTTAGGTTTGAGTTTATCAGCGTCTCTTGTAATTTTTTTTTCTTTACCCAGCAAAACATCCATGATCCCATCAGGTTCCATGGCTTCTTTCATATCTTGTATAGTTCCTTCTTTACCAATTATTTTTTCTTGTAATTCTTTTCTTGTAACTTTTGGTCTTTCTTTGAAAGGACTTACTTTGTCTTTACCGCCTGGTGGGAACGGAATAATTTTATCTGACTGCTCCATCTCTTTAGCTTTTTTCTTTAGCATGTCCATCTCTCCAGGGTTTGGAGATCTTCCCATCTCTTTTCTAAATGCTCTAAGAAGCGCGGTTAAAAAAAATTTCATACTAATAGTACCTCTTCGGTGTTGGGTCTTTTTTCTCTGTTATATAGTCTTCAGGGTGAGTAATCAACCCGCCTTGTCTAAATCTCATGATAGCTTGTGTTGTAGAGTCCACAAGGTCGTCGTGATCACCGTTGGGGAATGCAGCACATTCTTCGATCACCTCCTCTGCAAATTTCTGTTCTGGCGCCCAAATCATTCCAGACTCAAAAAGAGGTGCAACAGCGTTGACTCTTGCATGTTTATCATTTCCTTTGCTTGGAGTAAAGGAAATAACCGGTATATCCATTTGTCTAAGTTCGTACATCAAAGGTAATCCTGATGCTT